CCAGCATGGCGCGCGAGTTCATGGCGTCGTCGGTCATGCCGAGGCTGGCACCGATCTCCCAAGCCTTGCCGAGGATTTCGAGCCCGGCCTTGTTGTAGTTGGCCGCCAACTTCTTGGCGTCAGGCTTCGGCATGTCTTCGATGCAGGCCGCCGACAGCGCGAAGAACGCGGAACACTGCGTCATCTCGTGCTGAAGGTTGTTCATGGCCTGACGGATTTGCGCCATATCGTCCGCCAGAACGGCGGACGAGGCGACGGTCGCCAAGAGAGCGAGAAGGAGGGTTCTCATCACGCCTCCTTCCGCACGACCTTGAGGGTGTGGACCTCAGACCGCTTGATGAAGGGTTCCACGGCAGCCGGACCCATCGCGGCGATGATCGCTTCCTTGTCGATGGTGGCGCGCTTGCTGTCGGTGACCACGGCGAGGTACTGCTTGCCGTCGCGGTCTTCCTTGTTCTTGAGCAGGTAATCGCGCAGATAGCTCTCGCGGTCCTGAAGCTGCTTGATCTCCTCGCGGAGCGCCGCCAGCTCGTCGGCGGGATGGATGTTCTCGGTGGTCACGGTGTAGGTACTCCGGGTTCTGGGCAAAAGCGCCCGTGACAGTCGATATAGCACTTGCCCTCCGATAATGCAAGGGCTATATTCCGAGCAGACCCGGAGAAAATTACATGCCCGACCTCGCATCCCGAGTGTTACACCTCGATTTCGAGACGTACAGCCCTCTCGAAATCGGTGACGTGGGGCTTGAGAACTACATTTCAGCGCCCGGCTTCACGGTAACGGTCGTCGCGTGGGCGTTCGACGACGAGCCCGTGCAATCGCTGGTCTGGCCGAACACCAAGGAATTGCCGGGCGAGGTCCGCAGGCACATCCACGAGATCGGCAGGGTCGAGGCGCACAACGCGGCGTTCGAATTCGCGGTGCTGCACGACCACTACCAGCTCGATGTCGAGTGGTCGCAGATGGATTGCACCATGCAGCGGGCGCTGGCGTTCGGACTGCCGGCAGGGCTGCTCAAGGCGGGCGTGGCGATCAACGCACCGATCATCAAGGACGAGACGGTGCGCCTGCTGATGCTGCGCATGTCGCGGCCCAACCGCAAGGACAACAAAGCGCCGCACATGGACCCCGAGAAAAGCCCGGCATGGCTGGCCAAGCTGGCGGACTACTGCAAGAACGATGTCGCGGCGGAGCGGGCCCTGTCGAAGCTGCTGCCCAAGCTGCACGTCTATGAGCGCGAGCTGTCGCTGCTCGACCACAGGATCAACCGCAAGGGCATCCGGGTTCAGGTCGCCGACGTGGACGTGCTACGCCGCGCTGCCGAGGTGGTGGACAACGACATCAACACGCAGCTCGCGGTGGTGACTTGCGGCTATGTCAGCACGACCGCCAAGCGCATCGCCATGAAGACATGGCTGGGCCACAACGGTCTCTCGGTGCCGTCCAAGGGAGGTCTGACGGCGGAGGCCGTGGAAAAACTCTTGGCGAACCGGGTGCGGATGACCATGCCCCGCTCCGTCGAGGCAGCCCTGAGGCTCTACCAGAAAGGCTCCAAGTCGAGCGTCGCAAAACTCGTCAAGATGACGGCGGTGCCGGGAGCCGGCGACCGGGCGAGGAACCTCCTCCAGTTCTACGGAGCCGGGCGCACCGGGCGCTGGGCCGGACGGCTGATCCAGCCGCACAACATGCCGAGGGTCGGCAAGGGCCACGACGCGGTGCAAGTGATCGATGCGGCGCGCATGGATTACGCTTCCATTGGAATGCTCTGGGCGTCGCCGCTCGACCAGATCAGCCAGAGCCTCAGAGCCCTGTTCGTCGCCGAGCCCGGCAAGGTCCTCGTATCAGTGGACTTCTCGCAGATCGAGGCGCGGGTTCTCGCGTGGCTCGCGGACCAGCTCGACGTGGTCTCGGCGTTCGCCCGAGGCGAGGATGTCTACACGCTTCAGGCGGCCAAGGTCGGATCGAGCAACCGCCAGCTCGGCAAGGTCTTGGTCTTGGCGTGCGGCTTCGGCATGGGCTGGTCGAAGTTTCAGGACACCGCCGGCAAGGCTCCCTATTACATCGTCCTCTCCGACGAGGCGGCGCAGAAATATCTCTACGGCTGGCGGCAGTCGAACGCACACATCATCGATTACTGGACCATAGTGGAGGTGGCGGTCGCCAACTCGGTGTCACGGCCCGGCATGATCATACCTCTCCCTCATGGCATGGCGGTGCTGACGCGGGACGTGCTGGGCCGGCGGGTGACGCAGATCAGGAAGCCGAACACGGTCAAGCTGACCTATCACAACATGCGGTTCGAGGACGGCGGGCTCGTCTTCGACGGCGTCAATTCCTACACCAAGCAGTGGCAGACCGAGCGGACCTACGGCGGCCGGCTGGTCGAGAACATCGTGCAGTCGATAGCGCGCGACATCATGGCCGAGGCCATGCTGCGCGTGCAGGAGCGGTTCAGGCTGGTGCCGGTGATGACGGTCCATGACGAGATCGTCTGGGAACTCACGGATGACGGCAAGCCCGGCGCGAGCCCGCTGAAACTCTGCGCCGAGGAGGTGCCGGTCTGGGCACGCGGCCTGCCGGTGGCGTCGGAGCTAAAGGTGGGGTCGCGGTACGGAAAGTGAGCTAGATGTAGTGGCTGGCTTTCCAAGCCGGCGAAGCATAGAAAAAGGGCGGCAGCCCACCCGGAGAGGAAAGCCAGCCGCCCTTTAAGACCAACACCAACGCCCCGCGCGCGGGGCAGAAAGCGTTATGTCGTGTTAGATAACCTCTCATTACAGCTTCTGCAAGACGCCTTTGGTGACCAATGGGAGCGGGCCCACGTCGAGTGGTGGCGCTTCGGAGCCGACGGCAAGGTCATCCCCGAGACGCACAAATGGGCTCCGGCGATGTTCGCCGATCCGGGCCGCGAGGACGCGGTCTACTACTGCGTGTCCCTGCTGAAGCCGGGGTCGAAGCGATCCAACGAGAACGTCGAGCGGGTGTTCGTGATGACCCTCGACGATGTCGGCACCAAGATCGTGCCGGACGAGGGCGAGGACGTGCCGGAGCCGTCGTGGGTCTTGGAGACCTCACCGGGCAACTGGCAGTGGCAATACATGATCGACGGCGGCATGGTGGCGCAGGAGTACACCGCGATGCGCGCCAAGATGCGCGCGACCGGAAACTGGTGGGCTAAGTCGGAGGCAACCGCACCCGCGAACCTTGTGAGGCTCCCGATGGGCGTGAACGGCAAGCCGGGCATCATCCACAACGTGTGGGGGAGGCGGTCGTGAAGCGGTACACACCCGACGAGCTGCGCACGGCATTTGCCAAGGGCCACACGGCAAATGCCATGGGCGGCCAGAGCCCGCGGAGCCCTCAGAGGGCTCCGTCGGTGCAGGCGGTGCGGGACATCCTCCAGCGGATAAACTTGGGGTGGGATGGGTCGCTTAACTCCGGGCTGCGGGAAATATGGCTGCGAATACTCCACGGTATCAAGGGCTCGCTGCCTGACGACGAGGACGAGGCGCGCGAGATCGCCGAGGAATGGTCGGGCCCGGAGGAGCCGGATTTTCAGCGGGTGTGGGAGAGCATCAAGCCGACGACGGCTGGCTGGGGCGTGCTGGAGATCGAGGCCAAGGCCCGTGCCGGCGCGGACATGGCGGCGGATGCGTTCGGCGACGACGCGGGCGTGCTGGGCGCGACGATTGCCTCAGGGCATCCGCTGACGCCCGAGCAGCTGACGGTGGCGCGCTGGATCAAGGACGAATACGGGCCCGAGCTGAAATACAACCACGACCGGCGGCGCTGGGTGGAGTTCCGGGGCGGGCGCTGGAAGCTATGGCCGGCGAAGCACAAGCGGGTGTTCGAGCTGTCGCGCGCGTGGGCGGGCATGATCACTGATCGCAAGTCGGCGGGCTCGGCGTCTTTCCACGACGGCGTCGAGAACATGCTGCGCAACGACAGCGGGCTGCTGGCGGCCGAGATCGACTTCGATCAGGACCCGTGGCTGGCGGGCGTGCCGGGCGGGACCTTGGAGCTGCGGACTGGGAAGGTGCGCGCGGGGAAGCCGAGCGACATGATCAGCAAGAGCCTCGCGTGCGATCCGGCGGTGCGCGAGGACTGCCCGAGGTGGCTGAAGTTCGTCGGGGAGATCACGCGCGGCGACGTTGGCATGGCGTGGTTCCTGCAACAGTGGGCTGGCTATTGCCTGACCGGCGATGCGTCGGAGGAGAAGCTGCTGTTCATGTACGGGCCCGGCGGCAACGGCAAAAGCAAGTACGCCGACACGCTGCGCGAGATGCTGGGCGACTACGGCGTGCAGGCGTCGCGCGACGTGTTCGTGAAAAAGGCGCACGCGGGGCATGGCACGGAGATCGCCAAGATGGTGGGCTCGCGGCTAGTGACGATGTCGGAGGTGTCGGCAGCCGCGCAATGGGACGAGGCGCTGCTGAAGGATGCGTCGGGCGGCGGCACGATGACGGCGCGGTTCATGCGCGCCGACGAATTCACGTTCCCGGTGACGTTCAAGCTCACGGGATACGGCAACCACAAGCCGACCTTTCCCGGCGGCGTCAATCCGGCGATCCGGCGGCGGTTCGTCTTCGCCGAGTTCATGTTCAAGCCCAAGGTGGCTGACAAGTCGCTGGCCGACGTGTTCCGGCGCGAGATGCCGGGCATCCTGCGGTGGGCGCTCAACGGGCTCGTGAGCCCAACGCGCGGCGTGCGCGCGGTGGGGCTGATGGTGCCGCAGTCGATGCAGGATGCCGCCGACGCCTACTTCGCCGAGGCTGACCCTCTTGAGCGGTGGATGGCGGAGCGGGTGACGCTCGACGCGAGCAAGCGCACGCCCACGGGCGAGCTGTTCGAGGACTGGAACAAGTGGCGCATCGCCAACAATGAGCATGGGTACGAGGCGGTCAATGTGTTCTCGGCGGCCCTCAAGGATGCAAAGGGGCTCGTGCCCTATAAAACGATGACGACGAGAGGTTTTCGCGGAATAGCCCTCAAGGGCTCTGGCGCACATGGCGCAGCCGATGCCTTTGACGACGAGCTAAAGCCTTGATTTTGCTCAAACATGGCGCACATGGCGCACCTTCCCATTGATCCCTACACGCGCACATACGCACGCACAGTGCCATCATTCGGAAGGTGCGCCATGTGCGCCATGCCTCGCGTCATGGAAAGTGCCTCAGATTAGGCTGCCGACCTTGGAGCCTCGATAGGGCTCGAAAAAATAATTTCTGGAGCCCCTTGCATTATGAGAGGAAGTGTGGTAGGGTATAAAAAGTCGATGGGGCATGGAGCCCCAGACTTCAACCCGGAGAAACTACCATGACGACCCAGATTTCCATTCCTACCGTTGCCCGTGGCAAGGTGCGTGCGTTCCTCAAGTCGAAGTCCGCTTTTGCAGGCTGGTGCGAGCGCAAGGGCCTCGACAGCCGCGAGGTCAAGAACGCGCAGCTGATCGAGTTCGCCGAGGAGTACGGCTGGCTCAACGATGTGATCGCCATGATCGGCGCGACGCAGACCGCTGTCGGTGCCGACATCGCCCTGCCCGTTGCCAAGCCCGCTCCCGTGATCCATCACGATGTCGAGGCCGGTCAGGATTTCGCTGAGGCGATGCGCATCGAGAAGGCCAAAGAGGGTTTCAGCGTCGCGTCGATCATCGCGGGTGTCGATCAGCTGCTCTCGCCCTTGGTTCGCTCCGAGATCGAGCGTGCGCTTGAGCCCGTCGTGCGTGCCGCCAATCAGCCGCCGATCGAGATCGTGAAGGAGGTCGAGGTCGAGCGCGTCGTCGAGCGCGTCGTCGAGGCCGCGCGCGAGGCTCCGAAAGGGCAGCTCGCCTACGCCGTCAAGACCGGCAAGACGGTCGAGTTCTCGAAGCTGTTCGGCGTGCGCACGCAGCAGGGTTTCGGCAAGGCTCCGATCAGCCTCTGGAACAGCCATGGCGCTGCGCCGGCCATCGATCCGTTCTATGTCGTCGATGCCACCAACATGGGCTTGTTCGCGACGGCTGCCGAACATGGCACGAACGTGTGGATGGTCGGGCCCGGAGGCTCCGGCAAGACCTCTCTGCCCGAGCAGTTCGCAGCCTACACCGGCAGGCCGTTTTTCAAGTTCGGCTTCACCAAGCAGACCGAGGTGGGCACGCTCATTGGTGGCGACGGCTTCAAGGCCGGCGAGACGCAGTGGAACGACGGCGCGCTCGTCGCCGCGCTGCGCCGGCCCGGTTCGGTCATCCTGTTCGATGAGGTGACGCTCGCGCCGGCCGGCGTGCAGGCGCTGTTGCAGGGCATTGCCGACGACCATCGCTCGTACACGATCCATCAGACCGGCGAGGTCATCAAGGTCGCGCCGGGCGTCATGCTCTGCGTTGCCGACAATACGAACGGCAGTGGTGACGAGACGGGCCGCTATGCCGGCACGAACCAGAGCAATGGCGCGCTGGTCAATCGCTTCAAGCGCATGATCAGGGTGGACTACCTCACCAAGGCGCAGGAAGTGCAGGCTCTCATGGGCTGGACCGGCATCGTCGAGGCTGCTGCGACGCACGTCGTGGAGTTTTTCCAGAGGGCTCGCAAGTTGCCCGAGATGGACGGTGCGATCCTGTCGCTGCGCCAGATGACGGGTTTCGTCAACACGGTCAAGGACGGCTTCTCGTCCAAGGTCGCGTTCGAGGTCGCCGTGCTGAACGCCATGCCCAACACCGAGCGCGCCGCGCTTGAGGCTCTGGCCACGCTCGAATGGAACCGCGAGTTCGAGCGGCACCTCACGGGCAGCTCGTCCACGTCGGTCGAGCCGATGGGCGTGCCGGACAATTCCGCTGGCTCGCGCGCCTTCGACGACGAGGTCAGCGCCGCGCTCAATCGCTAAGCCAAAATAGAGCCCCTTGCATTATGCGAGGGGCTCTGGTATAATCCTTGAACTACCAAACCCGGAGAAACTGAAATGTACACCTACCCCGAGGCCCTGAACGGGCTCCAGAAACTGGCAGCCGACTACTTCAAGCGCGCTCTGTCGAACGATAATGTCTACGTGAACGTCATCGCCGACAGCCGGACCGGCACGGCCAGTGTCGATTGGCATCGTCCTCACGGTGCCACTCCCCTGAATGTGGCGATCAACATGCCCGTGCGCCCGGCGCAGTACCGCATGAGCGCAGGCGAGTTCGATCATTGGGCCGCCTACCTCCTGCACGAGATCGGCCATCCGCTGCACACCGACAAGGCTGTCTGGGATACGGCCGTGCGCCGGAACCAGCATCGGATGCTCAATGCCGTGGACGACGTGCGGCAGGAAAAGCTGACCATCGATATGAAGTTGGCGTTCAATGCCAAGGCCGCTTTCAGCGCGCTCGTGGACAGCCTCTTGGCCAAGGCGTGGGCCGAGGGATACGATCCGAACAACATTCGCTCGTTCGGGTGGACCATCGCTGTTCTTGGGCGTGCGCAGAACGGCTATGCCGTCGATGCGCAATCGATATGGGCAAGGCTCGATCCAAAGGGCGGCGTCAAGTTGTGCCTCGATTGGGCGTTGCCGCGTCTGGCCGCGTGCGTGACGACGCAGGATTGCCTCGACCTCGCGAATGAAATCTCTGCGTTTCTCGCTAAGTTCAAAAAGCCCAAGGTCAAGCTGCCCGATCTGCCCGAGCGTTGGCGCGAGCCCACAGAGGGCCCCAGCGAGCCCGCTGAGCGCGACGAGGACGAGGAGGCATCCGAGGGTGCCGACAGCGACGACGACGCTCCAGAGGCCCCGCAGGGCGGCCAGAGCGCGCCGCGCGAGCCCGAGGACGAGGCCAAGGCTGGCGGCAAGGGTGGATCGCAGGGCGCGAAGGGTGACGAGAACGCCGAGCATGATCCACTGAGCGATGCCGATTTCGACGATGCAGGATTGCAGCCGAACGAGATCGACAACATGCAGGCCGGCAGCCGCGCGCGGGTGCAGGAGCAAGTGATCGCCGTCATGCGTCAGGGTATGATCAGCCGTTCCAAGCCGCGCGAGATACAGGGCCGTTCGGTCGGCAATGTCGATGGGCGTGGCACGAGCAGCGTCGAGTACGTGCCGCAGATGGCCGCGCGCATGGGCCGCCAGCGTGCGCTGCTCGCCCGTGCGCTCAAGCGCGAGGAGGAGGACACGTTCGAGGGTGGTCGCACCAACGGGCGTTTCGACAGCCGGCGCATATCGAAGGCCCTGCAAGGTGATCCGCATGTTTTCGGCAAGCGGATGCTGTCGGAGGGATACGACACCGACGTGGAAATTCTCGTCGATGGTTCGGGCTCGATGTCGGGCAGCAGCATCGTGGCATCGAGCGTGCTGTCGCTCGTCGTCGCGCAAGCCGCAAGGCAGGTCGGCGTCGATTGCTTCACCCATGTCTTCAACGACCGTGGGCTGCACGAGGCGACCAAGGGCAAGGCCAAGCCCGACGCGCGCAAGTTCGCCTACATGATCAATCAGATCATGGGTGGAACGCCATTGTGCGAGAACATGGTCAGGGCAGGGCTCGCGCAAGTGAAGCGCGCGACGGGCAAGCGCAAGGTGATGTTCCTCGTCACTGATGGTGGCTGCAACATGGGTCAGGCGATCATGAAAGAGATCGGGCTTTATCTCGAAAACTCGCTCGGCATCGAGATCGCAAACCTGCATATCGGCCATGCGCCGATGGGCGTTTTCCGCAACGAATGTGCCGTCAACGTGAACGAGGTCGGCAAGGTTGGGCTGGAGCGGCTGACCAAGGTTCTGGAGCAAGGCCGATGATCGCGCTCGCTGTCGCCGGGCTTGGTGCCTTTGCCGTCGCGCTGTCACGCGCGCCGGCACCGGCAGCCAAGGCCGGATTGTCTTTTGTGCTTGTGTGCTTGTTGTTGCTCTCGATCTTTGGCGTGCTTTTCTTTGGAGCGGCTGCATTGATTGCGACGCATAAAGCTGATGCGTTCGGATGGATGGTTGTTCCCATAGTGTCGGGCGTGGGCTCGATCATCGGGCTTAGATGGTTGCTTAAGCCTGTGCCGGAAAAGCTGGTGATCAAGCCCAAACGCAAGCAAAAACGACGAGCCCGGAAATAGAGCCCTGAAAAAAAGTTTTTGGAGCCCCTTGCATTATGCGAGGGGCTCTGCTATATGTAGGGCTCTGGTGAAGCACAGGGCTCCACCAAAAACCCGGAGAAACTGCAATGGCCTACAATCGCCTTTCGACCTACCGCACCAAGATTGCCCGCGACGCCGACAAGGTCAGCGTCGTTTATCATTCGACCATGATCGTGCGCGCCGATGCCGCGACACTCGTCCTCGATGCCGGCGGATGGGAAAGCGTCACCACCAAGCGCAAGATGAACCAAGCGTCGCACCAGTTCGGGCTCGGCTACACGGTGCACCAGCATCGGCACCAGTGGTACGTGACCACCAAGGCCGGCGAATTCCGCTTCGATGGTCACATGGTGATCGACCGCGCGACCGGCTTGCCGTTCGGCCTTGCCGCGTAATCCTCAATCCTCAATCTGGAGTTTTTTCCTATGTCCGTTTTCCTTGCCTCAATCGAGACGACCACCAAGGGCACGTTTACCCATGGTTATCACCTTGGCACTGACGAGCGCGTCGCGCGCTCGTGCGCCGAACAATTGCTCGGCCTCAAATGGTCGGCCGCGCTCGGCTGGTTCGACGTGCGCACGGTCGGGCTCATGCGCGACGGTCAGCTGATCGACACGTTCGACGGCGATTGGTCGAGCGTCATGCTCGATACGATGTATGCGGAATACCTCGACGACCTCGACCGCGCCGACGCGCGCTATCATGGCGCATAGCTGATCCTTCACCCGTCGCGCGCCTTAGGGCTCGGCTTTTCAGCCGGGCCCGTTTGCGTTTATGGTGCGCGCCGATGAACGCTCATATTCCCATTGCGCCCGTCATCCTAAGCGACAAGCGCGAACGCTTCATTCGCGGGATAATTCAAGGGCTTAGCCAACGCGCGGCCTATCAGGCAGTGTATCCTAATGCGAGCCCTGCGGCGGCTGACGCGGCTGCCTCGCGCTTGTTAAGAATGAATAAGGTGCAAGCGCGATTAGAGCAGATCAGGCAGGCCGAGGCTGCGGCGGCCAAGATAGATTTGCCATATCTGACCGGGCTGCTGACCGCGTCCTATCGCTTGGGGCTCCAAACCAACCAATCGTCAGCCGCGACCCAAGCCGCAATGGGGCTGGCGAAACTACATGGCTTTTTAATAGAACGCCATCAGATTGACGCGGTTGTGCGCCGTCCCGCGTCGAGCCCCGAGAGCCCTGACGAGATGAGCGAAAGTAAATGGTTGGAGGATTACGGGCCGATACTTGACCTGACCTTGAACGATACTGCGAGCCCCGAGCCCCAAGTATTGGATACTATGGAAGATCTGTTCGGGCCCGAGCCCCAAGTACAGTCGAAGTAAACCCTAAGTTGTGTCTAGTATAGACCAAGTATAGACCCGGAGGGTACAACCAAAAAGTGTACCCTATACTGGGGGGTAGGGGGGCCCCAAAAATTTACACCGCGCCCCTGACGACATGTTCTCGTTTTGTACTAAAAGGAGGAGAGCCCCGTGCATAAATCGACATTCGAGTACCACAATCCGACTGACGCCCAGAAAGCCAGCATGGAAAAGCTTCGCGCGGCGGCCAAGACCTACGCCGACGCCTTGGATGAAGTCCTGCCCGCCGGTCCCGACAAGACCTACGTCCTGCGCAGTCTCCGCACTGTCGCCATGTGGGCCAACGTCGCCGTCACGCGCGGCGCGGACGGGGCTCCGCTGGAGGACTAATGGTCCTGCAACCCCGGAAAGTAGTCATTGGCTTCAAGCCACAGCCCGGCCCTCAGGTAGCCTTCCTGAGGGCCCCATTCGACATCGTGGTGTATGGCGGTGCGCGCGGCGGCGGCAAGAGCTACGCCAGCCTTGGCGAATTCTGGCTGCACGCCGACCGCTGGGGCCTCTCCGCCAAGGGCCTGATGATCCGCAAGACACGGGAAGACCTGAAGGACACCATAGAGATCGCCAACGCCATGTACGGCTCCGCCGCGAAGTACGACGGGCAGCAGAAATGGTTTCGCTTTGCCAACGGCGCGCTGCTGCACATGGCCTATCTCGAAAGCGACGCGGACGCCCAGAACTACCAAGGCTGGAGCCTCACGCGGGTCTACGTGGAGGAGCTGACGCAGTACGCGGAGAGCCGGCCGATATTCAAGCTTCTGGCGACCCTTCGCTCGAACGTCGCCGGCATCAAGTGCCAGTTCCGTGCCACCTGCAATCCCGGCGGTCCCGGCCACGGCTGGGTCAAGAACTGGATCATCGACAAGGGCCCCATGCGTCCCTTCCACGATCCCGAGACCGGCCTCGTCCGCGTCTTCATACCCGCGAAGCTGTCCGATAATCCGGCGCTGCTGAGGAACGATCCCGGCTATGTCAACCGCCTCCGCGCGAGCGGCTCCCCGGAGCTGGTGCGGGCGTGGCTTGACGGGGACTGGGACGTGATCGAAGGAGCCTTTTTCCCCGAATACGACAAGGCACGCCATGTCATCCGACCTTTCCAGATACCATCAGGCTGGACGCGGTTTCGCTCTGCCGACTGGGGCTCCGCGAAGCCTTTTTCCGTGGGCTGGTGGGCCGTCGTTCAGGACGACCAGCCGCACCTTGGCCAGCTCCTGCCCCGCAACGCGCTCATACGCTATCGGGAATATTACGGGGCCAAGGCTCCCAACGAGGGCCTGAAGCTCCCCGCCGAGGTCGTCGCAAAGGAAATCCGCGCTCGCGAGCGGCACGAGGACATAGCCTACGGTGTGATGGACCCTGCCGCATTCGCAGTGATCTCCGGCCCCTCCATCGCGGAGACGATGGCGCGGCAGCGCGTGATCTTTCGCCGCGCGGACAATACCCGCACAAGCATTCCCAAGAGGATGGGCGGGTGGGACCAGATGCGGGCGCGGCTTCGCGGTAACGGCGACGGGCACCCGATGATTTTCTTCTTCGACAACTGCCATGCTATCCTCCGCACCTTGCCTATGATGCAGCACTCCGAGACCAATCCCGAAGATTTGGACACGGACGGCGAGGACCACGCCGTGGATGAAGTGAGATATGCCTGCATGTCCCGCCCGTTCCGCCAGTACGAAAACACCCCCGAAAACGACGCAAACCCCTACCGGGTTTCCAACGCCTTCAAGTTCGCGGAACTCTGATCATGGGATCGAAAGAACGTCAAGAGTTCATGAAAAACAGGGCTCTAGAGCAATCTGGCCCAACCATGCACCCGCACAACCAGATCGTGGGCCAACTGACCTCCCCGCCCACCCATGGCGTCACCAGCTCCGGCCTGCCCTATTACCGCAAGGCAAACTCGCGTATATCGCTCGTACCCGTAGGGACTGCTGACGATGGCGATCACCCATGAAGACCCCAGAGTAGCTCCCACTCTCAGCGCCGAGCTGGGCAAGCCAGACCAGCCACCCCTGCCTCCACAGGTCACCCCGAAGAACGAGGTCGATACCCAATACTGGGAGCGCTGCCTCAGCGACGCCGAGCGCGCCGAGAAGGACTGGCGCAACCGGGGCCGCGAGATCATCCGCATCTACCGCAATGACGGCTATTACACCGCCGCCGGCAGGAAACAGCTCAACCGCGACATCGTCTTCAACGTCCTCTACTCGAATACAGAGGTGATGCTCCCCAACGTCTACGCGAAGCCGCCGCAGCCCGTCGTGCGCAGCCGCTTCGTCAAGAAAAGCGAGCCCGCGCCTCCCCCGCCGCCCATGCCCCCAATGATGCCGCCGATGGCGGCTCCGCCGGGTCCACCCACGCCCCAGCCCACAGCGGGGCTGCCGCCGGATGGCGGGGGAATGGGCATACCCCCCGGCGGCGGTCCAGCTCCACTGCCGTCGCCGGGCCCTCAACCAGCTCCGGGGATGAACGGCGCACCCCCAGTGCCGAGACCAGTGATGGGTGACAACATCGGGGCGGGTTTGGAGCCACCAGCCGATGTTCACATCCGCGTAACGTCCGAGGACACCACGCCGCCTCCGCCTCCCGAGGCTCCGCCGCCGACAGAGCCCGGACCGCCACAGCCGGAGCCGATTGTCGCGAACATGGTCCCGGCACCTCCGCCGCCCGGAATGCCCAGCCAGACCGACATCGAGACAGCGGCTGCCGTCGTCGAGAAGGCCCTTGAGATCGTCCTCGACGACGATGTTTCACATGAAGCCGTGAAGGCAGCCGTGAAAGACCTGATGCTGCCCGGACGCGGCGTCTGCCGGGTGCGCTGGAGCCCTCAGATTTCCTCCCAGCCGCTGCCCGGCGGCCCGCTCCCCGACGGCACTCCCCCGACCGAGAAGGTCAAGGTCTGGGAGACCGTCACCGACGAGTATGTCTACTGGGAGGACATGCTGATCGATCCAGTACGACAGTTCGGCGACACCCAGTGGGTCGCCTTCAGGCATCTGTTCGACGAAAAGGCCCTGATGGCGGAGTTCAACGACAGCGAACAGCTCCAGAGGCTCCAGAAGGCCGGCAAGCTGCACGAGGTCCTCAAGTGGACCGAGGAGAGCGCCGCCAAGGACGCCGTCGCCGGCAGCCCGATGAAGACGGCGGACAAGCTCGGCGATGTCATCAAGAAAGCCATGGTCTGGGAAATCTGGAACAAGACAACCCTTGAGATCATCTGGTTCATCCGCGAGGTCGAGGGCATCACGCTCCGCGTCGATCCCGACGCGCTCGGGCTCTCCAATTTCTTCCCGATCCCCCGGCCCCTCTTGGCGGTCACCACCACCGACAGCCAGCTCCCCCGGCCCTACTACGACCTATACAAGCATCTGGCTGCCGACCTCGACGAGACCAGCCGGCGCATCAGCAATCTCACGGAGAAGATCAAGGTCAGGGGCGGTTTCAACTCGGCTAATCGTGATATCGCCAATATTCTCCTCGCCGACGACGGCAAGATGATCCCCGTCGATGGCATCGACCTGATGAACGGCGGACTGGAGAACCACATCTGGCTGGTGCCGATTGTGGACTGGGTCAACGCGCTGAAGGAACTCTATCTGGCCCGCGAGCAGATCAAGCAGGCGATCTACGAGGTGATGGGCATCTCCGACATCATGCGCGGATCGACCTCGCCCTACGAGACCGCCACGGCCCAGCGCATCAAGGGCACGATGGGCACCAACCGCCTCGAAGAACAGAAACAGACCTGCGCCAATTTCTCCCGTGATCTCCTGCGCATGAAGGCCGAGATCATCTGCAAGAACTTCGACGCCAGTACCCTCACCCGCATGACCGGCGAGGAAGTCACTCCAGCCATCGAGGCGATCCTGCGCGACGATTTCCAGCGCGCCTGCGCCATCGACATCGAGACTGACAGCACCGTGGCCATCGACGAGGCCATCGAGCAGGAGAGCAACGCCAAGATGCTGATGGCGTTGCAGGGCATCCTGCAAGGCGCGCAGGGCCTGCTGATGACGGGCGTCCTACCTCCTCCGATGGTGATGCAGTTCACGCTGGAACTTGCCAAGATGATGGTCCAGCCGCTGCGCAACTCACGCGGGCTCGTCGAATTGATCAACACCTTCCAGCAGCAGCTCGAACAGGCGGCCATAGCACAAGCCAACAAGCCGCCTCCGATGCCGCCCGGCGCTCCACCTCCGGGTGGTCCGCCCGGAGGGGGTCAACCCATGTCCCTCGCTGCCCCTCCGGGCGGCCCCATGCCGCCACCGAACGGCGGCATCCCGATGCAGTGAAAGGAGGCCGAAATGGCCGCGACCAGAGACGAGTACCACATCGAATTGCAGAAGAACTTGGCGCGCATGAACACCAGCCGCGACGAGGCGGTGCGGATGACCAACGAGCATTTCGGCTACGGCTCCTCGACGGCGCTCCAGCATGACGTTCCCGACACGCCCGCGCCGTCGCCGCAGCCGCACAAGACGAAGCCGCACAAGCCGCAGCCGCGCAAGAACAAGAAATGACCGACAACATTCAGGGAGGTTCCGATGCCGAGCCGAACAGCACGCCAGCACCGGGCAATGGCGGCAGCCGCCAAGGGAAAGTCGTCTTTGGGAATACCGAAGTCGGTCGGGGCGGAGTTCCTGAAGGCCGACAAGGGCAAGAGTTTCAAGGGCAAGCCGAAACCGAGATCGAAAAAGTAGACCTCGACCGCATCGTTGCCAGTAGCGGACGCCTTCTCGACCACGTCCGCCGCATCATGGCCGAGGAGCGTGAAATCTACATCGCCGCGCGCCAGCGCATCATCGTCCACGCGGCGAACGAAGCGGCCCGGCTGACCGAAGCCTTCAACGCCAGAATGGCGCAGTTCCAACTCGTCGAAACCAAGCTGGAGGTACTGGAAAATGCCGCAGAAGGAGATCGTTGAGACCTTCACCCACGAGGATCGCGAATACCACATCATGGGCCGCGACGGGCGCTACTACGTGCGCGACGACACCTCGACCGACCAAGGGCCTTTCGCTTCCATCGAGGAAGCCAAGGCGACCGTGACCGATCCCGATGCCGGCAAAGGGGCTCCGGTCGATCCCGGCGAGCCGGATGCCGCGTGAGCTGTTCAGCGGCTGGTCGGGGCTCCTGTGCTTGGGCGTTATGATGTGGATTATCCATCGCCGAATGCGCCGCCACCGCCGGTAGACAAGCTGTCCGGCTGCCGGGGCATCTTCAACGCGCTGATCTTCACGGCGCTGCTGGCCGTGCTGATCGGGGGAGCCGTGTACTGGTGGTTGTGGTAGACCTCGAAGCCGAGCGCAGCTACGTCGAGAGGCTCCGCGAGGAATGGCTGGCCGAGCGTGACAAGCTGCGCGCGACCATCGCGAGCAAGACCACGCCCGGACCCAATTACTGGGAAGCCGCGCGCCGCGCCGAGCAGCGGTTCCTGATGGCCGCCAAGGTCCTGTCGGTGCTGGAGGGCGTGTGATGCAGTGGAGCGTGATCGCGAACGCGGTGCCGGCAGCGAACCGGGTGCTGCGGTTCCTAGGCTGGAAGGATCGCAAGCCGGAAGATGTGTGGCCGTTCCCGTTCGGAGCCTTCGGCCCGCCGCCGCGCCCGCCGTACAACCCCTATCCGCGCAGCGACGCCGGGCAGAACATCGTCACCGTCCACGAGAACATCCAGAGCGGGAAGCCCAATGTTCGACCGTGACCTCTATTTCGACGCTGTCAGGGCCTCGCTGTTCTCGGGCTCCATGAGCCAGCGGCAGGTCGATGGCCAGAACGACATCCTCGACGTGTGGGAGCGGGTGCCGACCGTGGCCCCGAGCATCGTCCTCGACCTCCGCTGGCTCGCCTACATGCTGGCCACGACCTATCACGAGACCTCGAAAGAGATGTGGCCCATCGAGGAGTACGGGAAGGGCTCCGGGCAGCCCTACGGCGTCAAGGACAAGGAGACTGGCCAGACCTACTACGGACGTGGTTATGTCCAGCTCACTTGGCGTGAGAATTATCACCGCGCCGTGATCGAGCTGGGGCTTTCCGGCGAGGAGGACATCGAATGGCACGCCCACATGGCGCTCGACGGCGTCATCGCGGCGCGCGTCATGTTCCGGGGCATGTACTACGGCTGGTTCCGCAAAGACGACAAGGGCCCGCAGACGCTGCCGCGTTATTTCGGCCCCAGCGCCGACGATCCCTACATGGCGCGCGAGATCATCAACGGTGACAAGCACAAAATCCCGAGCTGGTCGAACGGCGTCTCCATCGGCAATTTGATCCAAGGTTACCACGACAAGTTCTTGGAGGCTCTGGAGACTTCCTTCATCAAGGAACCCCCCGCCCCAGAGCCCGAGCCTTCCGAGGATGTTCTTGGTTATACCGTGCGAATGTCCGCCAATGCTGTCGCGTTCGACATCCAGCTTGCACCCGGCGTCGCCATCGCGATCAAGGTCAACGACAGCGACTGGCAACCGTCTTAGCGTTTGCCAACTGTGCCATTTCGGGACTACAAGTGTCGGCCATCGCTACGGCGACACCCCGAGGGAGCCCTGACGATGTCGAAAACCTCCGAAAAAGCAGCCGCGTCCAGAGCCTCCACCCGCGAGGTCGAGGAGCCCGAGCAGACCACCATCACCGCCGGCACTTGGCCGAACCCCATCGACGGCTATCGCGCTGCCGTCCACGGCGTCGCTCTCGTCGGGCTGATCCCGGTAGGCGACGAAAAGACCCCATACCCGACAGGCACGCCACTCGGCGCGGGCAAGAAATTCTGGTTGCAGAACGGCTATTACAAGTCGGCCACGCCGACCTAAGGAGCCCTGTCGATGGCTGCATTCTCCGTGCTGCGGGAGCAGGACACCGCAAACGCGACTGCGAAGATCAACGAAATCGCCCCCGTCAACTGGCATCGGTTTCCCGGTGCCGTCGTTCCCCACGCACTGGCCAACGCCAACGCAGCGAAACCGCGCTACCTCGCTGCCGACTACTCCGGCAACGCCTACGGCGACGATGTTACGCAGGCCAAGGCCAACATCGCAGTTGCGCGGGCTGACGGCGGCGCTGCCGAAGTCATTCCATCGACGCCGCGCACGCAGTCCGAGAAGGCCGCCGCGCTCGGGACGGTTCTGGCGCAGGACGTGACGCGCAACCGTGGCTGGATCGCTCCGAGGCAGCCCTACGCTGCCGCTCCGGTGACGCCGGGAGCTGCCGATCCGACGCTTGCCTCGCTGTCGCCCAACACCGCCGTAGCGGGCGCGGCGACGCCGCAGTTCGTGATCAAGCTGATCGGCACCAACTTCACGATCTATTCGACCGTCCTCGTCGGCGGGCTCCCCGCGCCGTCGAACTACGTCTTCGTGTCGCCGACCGAGATCAGGCTCCAGATGAGCCCGGCGTCGTCGGTTGCCGGCACCACCACCATCGCCGTCGTCGATCACGGCGTGAAGACCGTTGACCGAACTTTCACTTGGACCTGACCATGGCTGACGAACCCGAGGTAGAGCCCCAAGCAGCGACCATCGTCACCGTCGGCAAGGACGAGCCCTACCCGACTGGGACCCCCTCCAACGCATGGACCGACCTCACGCGGGTGCATTTCCCGCAGAACCTCACCGATGGTCCATCGGGCACGTACAATTCGCCCTACGAGCGGCAGCGGGTGCAGAACTTGCGCGCTGGGGGCATGATCTCAGGAGGAGCGGCAGGCACATGACGGTCTACGTCTACCGGAACGGAGAGCTGGTGGAAAAAACGAGAGAACCGGCGAGAGCTTACCGCTTCACAGAATACGAGAGCCCCGTTAATGGGGCTCTGATCACATCGAGCAGACAACGAGAGCGCGACCTCAACCGCTCCGATGCCTTCGACCCTCGCGATCTAGGCAAAGATCACCAGTGGCGTCGCGGTAGGGAAGTTCAGGCAAAGGAAGCAACACTTGAGCGATCAAGGCCCCAACAGCAACTCGACTTCTGGCGGTAACGGTGCCGAGCCCCGCCAGTCGATCCGCGATGTTGCGGAAGCGGCTTACGATGAAGTTTCTGGCGTCTCCCAAGACGAAGGCGCGTCGCAGGAAAGCGATGCTGGCCAGCCGAGGGATGAACGCGGACGTTTTGCGGCCCAGAAGCCGCAAGAACCGGGTGTAGCAGAGCCTCAGGCTCCCAGCCCCGAAACCCAACCCGAGGCCCCAGCAACCCCGGCTGATCCAGCGGCGCAAGCGTCTAGCAATCAGAGCCCGGAACACTGGAGCGCGGAAGACCGCAAGCTCTACGAGCGACTGCCGCCGGACGCCAAGGCGTTCCTGACGCGCCGTCACTCGGAGATGGAGGCGGAATTCACGCGCAAGTCTCAGGCGAATGCGGGAGCAGTCCAAGCCCTCGCTGCGATCTCCCCGATCTTCAGTGACCCCGACATAGCCGCCTCGCTTCAGGCGAACCGAATGCACCCCGTGCAGGCGATCACCGAGTGGGCCGGCTTCCACAAGCGCGGCATCAGCTCCGATCCGCGCGAACGGGCGGGGCTCCTGTACGATCTCGCGCAGCGGATGGGCTTCGACCCAGCGCGCATCTTCGCCACCAATCGCCAGCAACCGGGCCCGCAGGGCGTGCCGGAAACGGTCGTCAAGGACCCAAATCTCAGATATCTGGCCGAGCAACTTCAACGGCGCGACAGCGACTTTCAGGCGCTCCGCAACGAACTTCAGCAATTCCAGAGAGCCCAGCAGGAACAGCGGGAAGGCGAGATGCTCCAGCAGACCCGTCAAAGCATCGACGGGTACGCGGACGAAGTGGGACCGGACGGCAGAAAACTTCGGCCCTACTTCGACCGCGTCATCCAGCACATCAGCAACGCCTACAAGCTGAACCCCGACACGGACCTCGACCAAGCCTACCAGCAGGCGTGCTGGATGGACCCCGAGGTGCGCAAGGAAATGATGCAGGCGCAATGGAGCCAGCAGAACCGTCAGCAGTCCAACCAGCGGGCGGTGCAGGCGGCGCGAAGCAACGTCAGGGGTCTTACGAGCCCCGTGTCGAAGCCTGCGCCGGAGCGGAAGTCGAACGGAAGCCTGAGAGACACGCTGGAGGCGTCAGCGGACGAGGTCGGCCTCTAAGGAGGCCATCGTGGCTGAACCCACTGTCAACCAGCTCGTCGCGACGACGCTGGCCAACTACCACAAGCAGTTCGCGGACAACGTTGCCAACAGCAACGCCATCCTCGCCCTGCTGAAAAAGGGCAACCGCTTCCGCTCCGTCGATGGCGGTCGCTCGATCAACTGCCCGCTCGTGTACGCCGAGGAAACCTTCGCGTGGTACATGGGCACCGAGCTGCTTTCCCGCGCCGTGAAGGAGACGATCTCGGAGGCCGACTACGAGCCGGCGAACGCGGTCGCGTCCGTCACGCTCAGCGGGCCGGACCTTGCCAAGAACAAGGGCCGCGAGCGCATCCTCAACCTGCTGGAGGGCAAGCTCGATAACGCCGAAGTCACCATGAGCAACAACATCACCAAGGCCGCCTACGGCGACGGCACGGTGGCGAAGTCGTTCGCGGGGCTGAAGGCGATGGTCACCGACGACGGGCTCGGAACCGTTGGCGGCATCGACGCAGCGACATGGACGTTCTGGAAGAACCAGTTCACTCAGGTCGCCCGCGCCACGGGGCTCCAGTACCCGGCGCTCAAGGCGGCGATGAACGCCACTTGGATGAAACTGGTCCGTGGCACCGAGCATCCCGATCTGATCGTCGCAGATGCCGAAATCTACGGCACCTACGAGAGCGGCCTTCAGGAGAACCAGCGCTACGCTGACGCGAGCCTTGGGGCTCTCGGCTTCGAGACGCTCAAATACAAGAGCGCCGCCATCGTCTTCGACGGTGCCGCGACAGGGCTCTCGGGCGCGTATTTCCTGAACTCGAAGTATTTCAAGTTCGAGGTCTATCAGGGTCGCAATTTCGAGAAGCTCGATCTTCCCGACACGTCGCCCGACATGGACGCCGTCACGAACCACATCGGGTTCATGGGCGCGCTGACCATGTCCAACCGCTCGATGCAGGGCCGCTTGTTCGCGAGCGGCACCTGATCGGAGAAGCCCCGGCGGTTTTGCCTGACCGCCGGGGCCCCAACCCCCACAGGAGACACCATGGCCGACACACCGACGCTCGCGCGCTTCTACACCGGCTGGGAACATGCCGGGACCGGCAAGGACGGGATGCCGATCTACCGCAACAACATCATGATCCAGCTCGACCGTCCGCCCTATCTCTCCGTGCGCCGCGTCGCCGAGGAGGTCGATTTCCGAGACCACGCGATGGCTTTCGAGCTGTACCAGAAGGAAGCCCGAGGCCGAGCCTTCGACTACACCGAGGGATACCCCCTTGCGCTCTGGCCGGCGTGCGGCGAGGCGCTGTTCAAGATGTGCGCCGACCGCGACATCTACACCGTCGATGCCCTCGCCAAGGCCAAGACCAAGGACATGCCCGCCGAGCTTCAGGAGCTGGCCGACCGCGCCCAGCAGCTGGTCAAGCTGCAAGGCGGAGCCGCCAAGTACGAGGAGCTGCTGAAAGAGCGCGACGGTCGCATCACGGCGCTTGAGGAGACCGTCGCCGACGCCATGAAGACCATCGCCCAGCAGAAGACGCTGATCGACACCCTCAAGGTGAAGGCGGTTGGCTGATGGCTGCGCTGATCTCCGTCCTTCAGGCCGTTAACGACGCTTCGATGGAGATCGGCATCCGCCAGACCCAACTCACGCAGGCGCTCGGCTCGCGCGACGAGGACGTGGCGCAGATGACGGCGCTGCTGACCTCAGTGGCCGACGACGTGCTGCTGGAGGAGCCCTACCAGAGCTATCTCGGCGACGGCCACTGGCTGCGCTCGAAGGACGGAATACCCCTCACTCGGCCGAAGGAGGACACCGACACGATCCTGTTCGACAGCAGGGTCTGCGTCTGCGGGCTGAAGTACAAATTCCTTCAGGCCAAGGGGCTCGAATTCGGCGAGCAGCTGCGCGATTTCACCACCCGGCTGAACAAGCTCGCGGTGCGGGCCAATGACCGCGTCCTCGATCTCGATCTCGACGGAGGGAGGGTCATTTGAGGGCTCTGCCGTCCCGCTTCTCCGGGCTCAAGCCGGTCACGATCAAGAAACAGCGCGCCTATCTCGCGCACCTGTCGCCGCCCGTTGCCGGCATCGCCGACGACGCCAAGACGGGCGAGAGCGACCAGAAGTTCGCGGGCGTGCTGACCAACTTCACGGTCGAGGACGACCGCATCAAGTGCCGCGCCGGCTACCGCAAGCTCGTCACCATCGCGGGGGCTCCGCCCATCGAGCATCTGGTGCCCTACTATGGCGTCATCGACACCATCGCGGCGGCTGCCGGAGGCTCGCTCTACAACGCGCTCACCGGAGCCTCGATCAAGTCGGGTTTCACCAGCAACGCATGGCACTGGACGGGCTTCGCCAACCTTGGCGACACCCAGTACACGGTCATGGTGAACGGCTCCGACGGCATCTGGTCTTGGGACGGCGGCGCGGTGCCGAACGGAGCCTCCGTCGCGGTCAGCAAGATCGCCAAGAACGCGACGGCTCCCAACTTCGCCATCGTGACCGCCGCGAGCGTGGCGGGCCTCAACGACGGCGACAGCGTGATCATCTCCGGCGGTGCCGGCGATCAGGTGACGGCCAACGGCAACCACCGCATCCGCAACATCAACACGGGCGCGAAGACCTTCGAGCTGGTCAATGTCGTCACGACCTCGTGGGCCGGCGACCAGACCACGGGAACGATGGGCTACGTCCAGCAGGGCTCCGTCTTCAAGGAGGACGTGCGAGCCCCGGCAGGAGCCTCGTGGATCAACCCGAACGCGATGCAGATCGTCGTCGCGCACATGAACCGGCTGTTCTTCGCGGACCTGACGAACCTATGCTTCTACTATCTCCCGCTGATGTCCAAGGACGGCGAGCTGGATGTCTTTCCGCTCAGCGCGATCTTCAAGAAAGGCGGCACCATCCGCGCCATGGCGTCGTGGACGCGCGATGGCGGCATGGGCATGGACGACATCCTCGCGATCTTCACGTCGCACGGCGAAGTCGCGCTTTATCAGGGCGTCGATCCCGACAACGATTTCCAGCTCGTCGGCGTCTACAAGTTCGATCCGCCGCAGAGCCGCTACTGCGTGATGAACTACGGTGGCGAGCTGTACGCGCTGATCCCGACCGGGCTGACGGCGATGTCCACGGTGCTGAAGTCGGGCCGCGAAGGCGTCGAGGCCGCCGACAAGACGGTGGTGAGCCGCTTTCTCGCCAGCTCCATCGTCAACATCGACCGGGGTGGCTGGGAGCTGTTCCTCAATCCGAATACCGGCAGGATGTTCTGCAACATCCCGAAGGGCGGCGGCACCTACGACCAGATGGTCCGCAACATGGCCAAGCCGGCATGGCAGGAGTTCAAATACCTCCCCGCCCGGTGCTTCGGCTGGATACATCCCTACGTCTACTTCGCCGACGACAAGGGCAACGTCTACGAGTTCCACCCGAGCCACCAGAGCGACGACGGGCAGCCGATCCGCGTCGATGTGCAGACCGCGTGGAGCCAGTACAAGACCCCGGCGATCAAGCACTTCAAGATGATCCTGCCGTACATCCTCACCGACGGGAGCCCGCAGCCGATCATCGACGTGAACGTGGACTATGACAGCGCGGAGCCCTTCAACACGCCCGACATCACCGGGGCCGACCCGGCGGACGCGACATGGAACGCGGCGGACTGGGACCTGCCGAATGCGGTGCCGCCGATCTTCGGCGATTTCTGGGTGGGCGGCGCGAAGAACTGGATCAACTGGACGGGCGTCGGCGCGATAGGCCGCGTCGGCTCGATCAGGATGCAGGCGCGCATCCTGAACTGTTCGTTCTCCGTCGCCGGCTGGGACATCCTCTATGAGCGAGGCTCCGTCTTTGGCTAACTCGATCATCTCGGAATACCGCGTGACTTTCGAGCCTCTGGGCAAGCCCGAGAAAATGATGCTTCTCGACCGGCTGGGGCTCGACTTTTCCGGCATCGACTTCGCCAACGACAGCTGGCTGAGCTGCACCGTCTACGGCCCCAAGGGCGTCGCGGTGATCATCGTGTTCGAGATGAAAAGCGACTTCGAGGCTTTCGCCACGGTGGTGGTGGACGACCCCAAGGGGCTCTCGCGAAAACTTCTCACGGCGACCTTCAGAACGATCTTCGACTACGTGAAGCGCGTCACCGTCCACATCACGCCCGACAACAAGGCTGCGCTCGGCCAGATTTGGCGGATGGGCTTCCGCTACGAGGGCTACAAGCGTCGCGGCTACGACGGCGTCCGCGATGCCGTGATCTTCGGGCTGCTGCCAGAGGAGTGTCCTTACCTCCTCGATCAACCCTTCAAGATGCGTCGTGTGAAGGTGACGCATGAACAGCCATTAGGAGTGCAGTGATGGGCGGCCCCACACCTCCAGACCCGCAGCAGCAGGCACAGGCCAATCGCGGCGAGCAGCAATGGGCGTCGATGTACAACGCCGGAGCCTCGAACCCGAACATCTACGATCCGCGCGCCACGATCACCAACAAGCAAACCGGATGGGAGACGGTCACCGATCCCAAGACCGGGCAGACCTACTCTGTCCCGAAGTATTCGCAGACCTACACGATGTCGCCGCAGGAAAAGGCGATCTACAACAAGAACACCGCTGCCCGGTCCGGTGCCGGCGACATCCTCAACAACATGATGGCGAACGCCGGGGGCCAGCTCGGCACGCCCCGTACCGAGCAGGGCCCCGACTGGCGCTACTACACCGACCCCGGCTTCCAGAACGCCTATGGCGAGGAGATCGACCGCCCGGCCATCGAGGCCAACATCATGGAGAGCTGGCGGCGCGGTGCCGAGCCGGCCCGCCAGCAACAGCTCGCGCAGGCGGCGGCTGCCGGCAACATGCCCGGCGGCAAGTACCAGTTCCGGCAGGACCAGTTGCAGGCCGACCAGCTCGCCGAGGCGACGCGGCAGGCCAACCTGCAATCCTTTGGTATGTCCAATGAGGCGATGCAGCTGCGCAATCAGGCGCTGCAAAAGGACTGGGAGAACCAGAACCTGATCGCCGACCAGAGCAATGCGACGAAGATCGCCGAGAACAAGCTCATGGAGGAGTTGCGCTCCGGCACCATCAACGAGCTGGCGGCGATGTTCGGACTGGTGCAGCCGGAGTTCATCAACATGCCCGGCTTCAACACCACGCCCGTGCAGGGCACCGACGTGGCCGCGCTCCAGCAGAAGCAATACGAGCAGAAGAAACAGAATTACAGCGACATGCTGTCGGGCATCTTCGGGCTCGGCACCAGCGCCCTCAAGTTTGGGCTGGCGTAGGAGGCCACGATGGGAACACCACCCAACAAGGACATGCTCGCCGGAGCGCAGGGCACCGACCGCTACAAGCAGTTCCAGTCGAACCTCGCCAACTCGGGGTTCGGCAACTGGACGAGGCCGACGACGCCACCCGACCCGGCCACGCTCGCGGCGTGGCAGAAGCTGGTGCCGGGCTCGGGCGTACAGGTCAACGCCGGCACGCCTCCTCCCACGGTGCCGGCCGGGGCTCCGCTTCCCCCGACGACGAATGATGCGGCGATGGGGCCCTCGTACATGCCGGCGCAGCCGAGCATGGCGGGGGCTCCAGTCAACTCCGCGCCACCGCCGGCTCCGGCAGCGCCCAAGGCTCCGACGCCGAAGAAACCGACGACGCCCGACCCGGCGAAAAGCACCGGCATCGATCCCAAGATACAGCAACAGGCTTGGGATATGTTCATGCGCGGCGGGAGCATGGGCGGCGGTTCCTACGGCTACAACGCAGCCACGTCGAAGGCTTTCGGCGACGCGCAGCGGCAGATGCTGGCCTTGGGCCAGAACGCCAACCCTGAGACCAAAGCCATGATCTCCGCGCTCAACCAGCGCATGGTCGATCAGTTCAACCGCACCCGTGGCGGTGCCCGTCAGGGAGGGAGCCGGTAGATGCCCCTATTCGATCAAGGCATGATGCAGGGGCAGGACCCACGGGGTCTGCTCGCAAAACTGATGATGCTCCTGCGCGGCGGGCCCGGTGGTCCCAGCGCGGGGCAGCCTCCGGCTCCGGGCGGGGCTCCACCAACCGATATGTCCATGGCAGGGCCATGGGGTGCCGGCATTCCTCCCACGCCGACACCGACGCCTCGCCCGGAACCGAGCGTCCAGCCGGTGCCGGTCCCGCAGCAGCGTCCGACGCAGCGGCTCAACAGAGGGCAATACTAGGTGGCACGGTCGCGCTCCTCCATCTTCGACAATGTCGATCCCGCACTGGTCAGGCTCATTCAGAGTATGCCGCAGTTCGGGAAGTATGGCGTGCGCGCGACTTCGGGGTATCGTGCCGGCGACACCCGCTACCACGGCAAGGGCGGCATCGGCAGGGCTCTCGACGTGGAGCTGTTCGACCCGGCCTCCGGCACGGCGCTCGCCAACTACCAGAACCCGGAGAACTTCGCTGCCTACCAGCAACTCGCCAACGCCCTCTACCAGCAGGCTCTCAAGACCGATCCTGCACTTGCCCAGAAACTCCGCTGGGGCGGCTACTTCTCGGGCGAGCCCGGCAAGTACGGAGCCCTCGACCTCATGCACTTCGACGTGGCTGGCGACGAGACAGGGATGGCTGGGGGTTCTTGGGCCGGCGGCCTCACGCCGGAGCAGGCGAAAATCTGGGGCCTGACTGCCGGCGGCGGCATCGGCGGCGACATGACGGGCGGCGCTGCCGGCGCGCAGCAGCTCGGCCCGGCGATGCCGAAGTCGGTGACCAACTTCTCACCCGAGCAGCGTCGCAATGCCATCGCCTCCATCGAGAGCGCTGGCTCCGGCGACTACGGAGCCCTTGGCCCGATGACTGGCGGCGATCCCTCCAGCCGTGACCGCGCCTATGGTCGCTATCAGGTGATGGGCAGGAACGTCCCGGTGTGGACGAAACAGGTCTTGGGCCGGGCGATGACGCCTCAGGAGTTCCTGAAAGACCCCAAGGCGCAGGACGCCGTCTTCGACAAGATTTTCGGCGAATACGTCCAGAAGCACGGCGAGGAAGGCGCGGCCTCGATGTGGTTCACCGGACGGCCGGACGCCTTTGACGCCAAGGACGTTCTCGGCACCAGCGGCGGCTCGTACATCAAGAAATACATGAACGCTCTGACCGGGCAGGCCCCCGGCGGCGACACGAGGACCTATCCCGACCAGAGCCCTGCGACCGCCGTTGCCGGAGCCGGCCCGAGCCCCGATCAGGGCGGCAAGGAAAAGGACTTCGGGCTCGGCGATCTCTTGGAAAGCGCTGGCGGCATATTCGGTGCCGGCAAGGGCGGACAACAGCGCAGCACCGGCATGATGCGGACACTGATGCCGACGCAGCCAATAACGACAGCGGGCATCCAGTCCTCCACCGCGATGACGCCGGAGGCGGCGAACGCGCGACTGCAACTGGCGCTTCAGCGTCTGAACACGGGAAAGCTCTGGGGCTGATCCATGGCCATAGAACGCAACACAGGATACCGCGACCCGCACAAGGCTTTGACGCTCAAGGCGCTTCAGGAACGCCAGAAAGCAGCGGCTGCTGCCTTCGCCGGATCGGGCGGCATGGATCAGATCAGCACGCCGTTCGCGGGCGCGGCGAACATGCTCGACGTACTCGGCGCGAACCGCGCGCAGCGCCATGCCGACGAAGCCGAGGGCTCCGCACGGGCCCAGCTCGCGCAGATCATGTCGGGTGTCAAACCACAGGGCGCGACCACGGAACAGCTTGCCCAGATCGGCACCTACGATCCCGAGCTGGCGAAAGCTCTGCGCGAGGAGCTGGAGCGCAAGCTGACGCTGGAGGACACGCAGCAGCAGCAGACCTCCGAGAGACTGGGCTCGCAGGATTTCACTGCCGGCGAGAGCCAGCTCACCCGCGAGCAGCAGACCAAGCTTCAGGAGGACACGCAGGCCGAGGCTCGCACCACGGCGGAGACGCTTGCCAAGACACAGGCCGAGAAGGCTCGTCTCGATGCCTCGCTGTCGTCGGATGAAGCCAAGGTGCGTGCCGAGCTTGCCGCTGGCACCATCGATCAGACCGAGGCGGATCGCCGGCTGCAAGAGATCAGCAGGCAGAAGGAAGCGACCTACCAGTCCACCAAGCCCGACATCTATGGCGGCATGGTTCGCGCCGACCAGCTCAACCCCGAACTCAAGGGCACGCCAGAGGGCGAGGTGCTGGTTCAGGAGAACTTGGACAGCAGCAAGGTCGAGCCCGTTCTCGGCACGCCCTCGACCAAGATCAACGTCGGTGGCGAGCAGACCAAACTCGACGAGCAGATGGATGTCGAGGAAGCCAAGAACTGGAATGCGTTCCAGCAGGCCCGTGATGTCGCCGGTCAGCAGATGGGCGACATCAAATTGCTCGGCGAGCTGACCAAGATCGCGCCGCAGGGGCCGATCATCGGCAACCTCGCTCAGCTTCCGGTCCTGCGGAATTTCTCCAGCGCGGGCGCGGCGTTCCAGAGCATCGTCAACCGTGTCGCGCCGACGCTGCGCGTCGCGGGCTCCGGCTCCACGTCCGACCTCGAATACACCGGGATGCTGCGGAGCCTCACTAATCTCGGCAACTACCCCGAGGCCAACAACCTGATCCTTGGGATGATGCAGGCCAAAGCGCAGATCAACATGGATCGCGGCAACGCCATCGACGCCTATCGCAACGGCCAGCTCACGCAGCCGCAGCTGAGGGCGAAGCTTCAGGAGATCAACCAGCGCTCGATCATGACGCCCGAGCTACAGGTGCTGCTCGACAAGGTCGGGCCCGACGAACTCTCGGACGTGGAAGCCGAGCAGGGCTCCAGCGACGTGGACGATCTGATCAGACAAGCAAACGAGCCGTGACATGGCAACGCTTCAGGAAATCGAGGACGCCATCCGCGTCGCTGCCGGGAAAGGCAACAAGGAACTCGTCCGCAAGCTCGGAGCCGCGCGCGAGCAGATGATCGCCAAGGGCGTCGGTGGTGGCAAGGCCGCAGCGCCGCCAGCCACCGAGGGCACCGACGAGCCGGGGCTCCTCCAGCAGATGTTCGACGTGCGCAGTCCGAGTACCGGCGAGAGCTACATCTACGGCAACAGGCCCAAGCCGCAGGTCATAGACGACCTGATGCGTATCGGCGGCGACACCGCATCGCGCGGTCTTACCGACAAGCTGACCAACACCGCCAACCTGACCGAGGCCGCGCGCGAGCGCACGCCCGATTTCATCGAGGCTCCGCTGGACATCACCACAGCGGTTGTCACCTCGCCCTACCGCGTCGGCAGCATGGCTGCCGGCGGTGTGGCGGGCGGTCTTGAGGGCGGGCTCAGCGAGTACGGCCACCAGAAGGACTGGGTGCCGAGCGCGAAGGGCATGGAGGACATCGCCTATGAGAGCGGCAAGGGAGCCCTGCTGGGCTCTGGCGCGGCCAAGGCCGGCGAGTGGCTGGGCAAGTTCTCCAATGCCTTCAGGAAGCAACCCAAGATCGGCACCGAGGACGAGCTGGCGACCGCTGCACAGCGGGCGGAGAAGCGGCAGGCCGGCGGCAAGAACATCAGTCCGCGCAGCGAGGATGTCATCGCCCGCAACGCGCGCATGGAGGCGGCCAAGATGGCGCAGGCCCAAGGGCCTGAAGCCTTCGAGAAGATGCTGTCGGGGATGGACGCAGGGAAGTGGCCCATCGACGAACGGCTGCTGCTGGCGCAGCTCGCCAATCCCAAGAACATGACGGGCAAATTCGTGGAGGGCGCAGGCAAGATGCTGCGCCGCAAGTCTCCCTTCGGAGCGATCCCTGTGATCGGCACGGGCGTCGAGATGGTGGGCGGCGGCATCAACGCGCTGTCCAAGGGCTCCAAGCAGTTCGAGGCTCTCAAGGAAGCCATCCTCGACGTGACCGGCCAGCTCAAGAAAAACAAAGCCAACGTCGAGCAGGGTCGCGAGTACCTCTCGAAAACTGTCGTGGGTGCAGGCAAGACCGACGAAGACCGGAAGAAGAAGCGGCGGTAGGAGAGCCCCATGCCTTTCGACAGCTCCGGCACGTTCAATCGCCTGCGCTCGTGGGTAGCCGATGCTGCCGCAGGCATAAAGATACGTGCAGACTACCACGACGACGAGGACAACGGCTTCGCCGCTGGGCTTTCTCAATGTATTACTAAAGATGGCCGGACGCAGCCGACGGCGAACCTTCCGATGAATGCCAAGCGCATCGTCAATCTCGCCGAGCCGGTGGCGGCCAACGACGCCGCGACCAAGGCGTATATCGACGCGGCCATCGTCGCCGCCAAGACCGAGATGACGATGCCGCCCGGCGTGATGATGCCCTACACCAAGACGGGCACCTACCCGGCCGGCTGGCTCTACTGCAATGGCGCGCAGGTCTCCCGCGCCACCTACAGCAACCTGTTCGCGCTGATCGGTACGACCTTCGGTGCCGGCGACGGCGCGACGACGTTCCACCTTCCCGACATGCGCGGGCGCTTCCCGAGAGGCTGGAATGACGACGCCACGCTCGATCCGGCGCGCGTCTTCGGCTCGATCCAGACTGACGATTTCGAGGCCCACACGCACACCGCCACGACCGGCACCGAGAGCGCCGACCACGTCCATCAGGTCTACGGTAATACGGCTGTTGACGGCGTGCACGACCACGCGACGGTCGGCACCAACATCGGTGTCACCCGCACACCGGCCAACAACGCTTCCGGCTCCGCCGCCTCGTCGGGCAGCGACCCCGTCCCGTCGTCGAGTTCGGCGCATTACCACAGCATCAATTTCTATTCGCAGGGCCGCAGCGCCGCGCACACGCACGCTGTCACCGTCAATGCCGTGGGCGGACCCGAGACCCGGCCCCACAACGTCGCTCTCGCTTGGATCATCAAGACATGAGCATCAACCGCGTCGTCTACATCAACCCGGTCGAGCCCCAGCTCATGTCGCTGCGGGCAGCCATCGGGCTGCCGACCGTGGTCAACGTCCACTTCAGGAACAGCGACGACACGCCCTACGCCATCGACGTGGCGGCGCAGCTCCAGATCATGCCGCGCAGCCAGTTCGGGCACGGGCAGGTGTTCGCGGTGCCGGCGACGAACCGGCCGCAGGGGCAGGCGCAGTTCCTCATTCCGCAAGACACACTGAACGACCCGAACGGCTACCGGATGCGGATGGTCGGCACCTACGAGGGAGCCCCGATCCTGATCGCCGTCGGCGACATCTTGCCGATGGAGGCTCCGAGCATACAGGCACTGCCGGAGGACGCCATCGACCAGATCGCCATCACCATCGAGAGGGGAGGCGATTTCATCCTGTACATGAGGCTCTGGCAGGACACCGCCAAGACGATCCCGATGGACATGACCGACGCCAGCGTAAGCGCCACGGTCGAGATCAGCCAGACGGACGGCACCGTGCTGGGCAACTTCACCGTCGCCACGGGCTCCGACCCGGCGAGCTACGTGCTGACCTTGGCGCAGGCCATCGTGGACGTGCTTCCGGGCTCGTGCTGGTGGCGGATGCGGCTGACCAAGACCGCGACCGGCACCACGACGCTGGCCGAGGGCTCCTGCACGGTGGTTGACGCTATCTGATGGTGGTCAAGGTCGAAATCTCTCAGGGCGGCAAGAAAGTCACGGCTGACGCCGTCGTGACCGTCGAGCAGCCGACCTATCCTGTTGGGGCTCCGATCCCCGACGTGGGTCTGGTCGAGCTTTCGACGTTCAACCCGACGGAGTTAATTCCGGGCCCGCGCGGCTCGCTGTGGTTCACGGGCTCCGGGGCTCCGACGCTCGTGGATATGTCCGAGGGAGACATGTACCTCGACGACGCCACCGACCAAGTGTGGCGGTGGACGAGCGGAGCGTGGATCAACACCGGCACCGACATCACCGGACAGCAGGGTCCTCCCGGCGTGGACGGTTCGCCGGATACCCCTGCCCAGATTTTGGCCAAGCTGGTCACCGTGGACGGCGCTGGGAGCGGTCTGGACGCCGACACACTGGATGGACTGGACAGCCTCTACTTCGCTTCAGCGGCCTCCCTAGCGACCGAGACGACCAATCGCACCAACGCCGACACCGCGCTTCAGACCAACATCAACGGCAAGGTCGCCAAGGCCGGCGACACCATGACCGGCGGTCTGGTCACAGTGGCGTCGGCGACCGGCGGTGCCGGCCTCAACCTTCCGCATGGCGCGGCTCCGAGCGCGCCGGTCAATGGCGACATCTGGACCACGACAACCAATCTCTCATGGAGACAAAACGGCGCGACCTACAACGCCATGAACCTGAACGGCGCGCAGCAGGTCAGCGGGGTCAAGACGTTCACCGCGGAACCGATCATGCCGGTGCCGGCAGCGGGCGGAGCCTCGATAAGGCTCCCGCATGGCGTCGCACCTTCGGCTCCCGTGGATGGCGATCTCTGGACGACCAGCGCCGGGATGTACGTGCGGGTGAGCGGCGGCACCGTCGGCCCCATTGGGGCTCCACCCGATCTCTCGGCCTATGCGCCGCTGGCGAGCCCGACCTTCACGGGCGACCCCAAGGCTCCGACGCCGGCAACCGCTGACAACGACACCTCGATTGCGACGACCGCCTACGTGAAGAACGTCGTCGCGGCGCTGCCGCCGAGCGGCATCCCCGAGGCTCCCAACGACGGCCAGCAATATGCCCGCCAGAGCCTCGCGTGGGCTGCTGTCGCCATCCCGCCCTCGACCTCGATGGCGGATGCGCCGCCAGCCTCCCCACAGCCGGGACAGCTCTGGTACGAGACCGACACCGGGGCCCTCTACATCTGGTTCAACGACGGCACGTCGAGCCAGTGGATACAGATCGCCGGCCCAACGACCGCGCCTGAGATCGCGCCTATGGCGCAGTGCTACCTGACGACAAGCGGCGCTAACCTCCTGTTGCAGCGCGAGAACGGCAACAAGCTGCTGATCAACGGCAGGAACGAGACAATCCCGGCTGCTGGCGTCACGCTCGCGCCGACCGGGCTGGCGGCGGCGACGACCTACTGGATTTACGCGGCGATGGTCGCTGGCGTGATGGTGCTGGAAGCCTCGACCACCGCCCCCGCCGCCGCAGATGCCACCTACGGCTTTCGCTTCAAGACCGGAGACGCCAGCCGCACCTTCGTCGGCGGCTGGCGCTCTGCCGCAGCCGGTGCGTGGGACGCCGACCGCTGCCGTGGCGCAAGCTGGTTCAACCCCAAGGCCAAGTCATCCTTCGCCGGCAACATCAGCCCGACAACGGCCAGCAACGGCTGGGTCGAACTCAGCACGTCGCTGCGGGTGGACTGCATGTGCCTTCTTGGGCGCGAGGTGCGGACCACGTTCCAGTACACAGCCCAGTGTTCCGTCGCGACAGCCGACACCTACACCACCATCGGCATAGACGGCGTCAGCGGCATCCTGCCCAACATGCGCCCGGCTCGCCCCAGCGGGACGGCAGGCAGCGAGCAGATGCCGTCGTGCATCACCGGCTACCTACTGCCGACCGAGGGGCTCCATTTCTTCACGGCTCTCGGCTACGTCTCCGCGACCAACACCGGAACGTGGGCAACGGCTTGGATGGAATGCACGATATGGGGATGAAGGCGCTTGTTTGACTTCCCGAACTCACCCTCTGTCGGTCAGGTCTACCAGCCTGCGGGCGGGCCGTCGTGGACGTGGGACGGCACGGTCTGGAAGTCGTACCAGACGAACGGCGAGACGGCGATTGCGCGCACCTTCATCCCCGGCTCGCAGAGCGGTGCGACGACCTACGTCTACAACAAGCCGGCGAACCTCCGGCACCTTGAGTTCGAAGGTGTCGCAGCCGGCGGTTCCGCAGGCGGCTCGGCAGCAGCCGGTGCCGGCACCTACGGCTTCGGTTCCGGCGGCGGTGGCGGTGCGTGGGGCAAGAAACTTTTCACGGCGGCGCAACTGCCGTCGTCGGTGACAATCACCATCGGGGCTCCCGGCGCTGCCGTCTTCAACGCCGCAGGCATCAACGGCATCGACGGCGCGGCCACGACTTTCGGTTCGCTGATCACACTACCGGGAGGTCTGAAGGGCTTCGTTGGCTCGAACATCGCCTACACCTCATGGAACACCGTCAGTGGTTCCGGCTACACGGCAATGCCGACCGGCGTCGATGCCGGCAGGCCGGGCGAAAGCTCCGACTACCCGATCATGGGCATTGCCTATGGCTCGTCACCCGGCGGGGTTCTCTCCCTCCCCGGCAGGGGCGGCGGCAGTCCTTGGGCCGCGACGTTTCCAGGGACAGTGGCTGGTGCTGGCGGCCTCGTTTCCAACGACGGTCGTGGCTATGGCTGGGGTCCGAGCGGACCCGTTAGCGCCGGCAGTCAGGGCGCGAAGCAGGGCAATGCCGGCGGCCCCGGCGCGGTGATGCTCACCGAGTATCTGGCGGTCGCCCCGGTGAACGACGCGGTGCAGCCTGTCGTCGTCACGCCGTGGGTGCAGTACACGCCGGTCTTCACCGGCTTCGGCACGGTCACCGGCTCGTCGGTCTTCTCGCGGCGCGTCGGCGACACGCTGCACATCAAGGGCCGTTTCGCCACCGGCACGGCGACAGCGGTGGAAGGCCGCGTCTCGTTCGGCTGGAAAGGCATCGAAGGCGGCCTCGTCGCCGACGCCGCCAAGCTCGCCCCGGCGACCAACCTCGTCGGCAAGAACACGGTCAGCTTCAGCGGCGCAAATGACTTCGTGGTGCTGGCCGAGCCCAGCGTCGGCTATCTCACCTTCGGCGCGCAGAGCGGCACCTCGAACGGCCTCGCCAAGGTCACCGGCAACCTGTTCGGCACCGGCTCCAGCCTGTCGTTCACGGCTGAAGTGCCGATCCAAGGATGGTGAGATGACGCTGCCCGAACAGGCCGGCAAGGTCGCCACCACAACCATCGAGGCGATGAAGAACTCGCCGGGGCTCTTGGCGGTGATCCTGTTGCAGCTCGGCACGCTCGGCCTCCTCTACTTCGTCACCGAGGCCAACAACCAGCGCCGGCAGGAGCGCGAACTGATGATGCTCGACCGCTGCCTCGACAGGACGGACGCCATCCTCAAGGAGCTAAAGCCATGATCTCAGCTCTCGTCACGCTGATCATCTATCTCTTGGTGCTGGGCCTGCTGTACTGGCTCGTCATCTATGTCGTGGACGCGGTGCCGATCCCCGATCCGCCCAACCGGATCATCAAGATCGCCCTGATGGTGATCATGGTGCTGATCGTCGTCGTGCTGCTGCTGAACCTGATCGGCGTGGGCACGGGGCTCGACCTGCCGAAACTGAGATAGCGCGTGACGAACCGCACAGCGCACGCAGCGAAATCATATTAAGCTTCCGGGCTGGGCCGGCGCGCGGCGGGCGCATCGGCCCTTTCCCAGCTCCCCGCTTTGCGGAGTTTTTCCATGCGTGCAATCGTGTGTGCGGCAGCTATGCTGCTGTGCGGCAGCGCCTCTGCGGGCACTCTCCTGTGCCCCGAGGATAGCAGCGGCGACCAGTATATTCGCAACTGTGATCCCAATCGCGGCGACGGCGTCAACCACAGCCGGCGCGGGCCGGAGGTGAACAATGATCTCCCTGACGCCCCCAACGTTCCGGGCGGCGATCCGATCGCTGGCGGCGGCGGAGGCTGCGTTGGCTGCGTCCCGACGCCGACTGGTGGAGGCGGAGGCGGCGGTGGTGGCGGCGGAGGCGGCGGTGGCGGCGGCGGCGGCGGCAATCCGGGGCTCGGCAATCCCGGCAACGACAAAGCCGTAGGACGTGCCGGCGAGAACCCCAACGGCAAGGGCTTCGGCCCGACCGGCCGGCGCGGCCGGAACAATTAGCCGACGAAAAAGAGCCCCGGCGAAAGGACCCAACGCCGAGGCTCTTGCACTCTGGAGTATGAACTGACGACTTACCTCGCCGTGCGACCTTGACCGTTCGTATCCACCCCGCACAAGGGGCCGGGAGCCCGGAGGTCGCTTCCCGTTTTTGGACCTAGCGGATGGCCCTCAACTACTGCTCCCGCTACCGCGAACTTTCCTCTAGGATAGCATGATCGAGGCTCCGGGCCGAGAGGGGAAACTGACGGACCCGGAGCCTCTAGCCGAACTTAGAACAGATCGGCATCCTCAGAACTCACCTCGTTGTCGTCGAACACGTCTTCGGCCTTGCCGCGACCGTCGATGCGCGGTCCGTCGGTCTTGACGATCTGGACGTGGTTGAGGCCGAACGAGACACCCTTTTTGCCGCTGTTCATCCACGCGAACGGCGTGACGTTCATGCGGATCGTCTGACCCGCCCAAACGTCTTCGGCGAGGTGCACGAGCTGGCGCTGGGCGTTGACGATGTCGGGCTTGTTCTTCGACCACGGAGCGATGAAGGTGTCGCCGGCATTGAAGCCGTCGAACTGCTCCTTCTCCTCGCCCTTGCGGAACGGCATCCGAACCTCTTTCAGGTTCAGCTTCTCGCCCCACTCCTCGCGCGCCGTCTTGATGCAGGCATCCTGAAGCGCCTTGTACGCTGCCGACTGCTGCTGGGCGGGAGAGAAAATTATGGTGGCGTTGTAGACCGGCTCCGCGCCTTCGCTGCGCGGGCGGGGTTTGAACAGGCTCGCAAAGGCGAGAGTGCCAAACGGGGTGTTCAGGCTAACCATCGATATCTCCTATCACTGTGTTACCGTGCCATGATGGCCCTCCGAACATACGAGGATCAGGCGGGAAGGTCAACCCCGTCGTCGAAGCTGTCGGCGGCTTTGGTAAATCTTTTCTGGGCGAAGGCCGCGCACTCGCTGGTGCGCACGCACCAGCGGCACCAGTCACCGACCTTCTCGGTGTCGTCGCCCTGCACGATCCTGCCGACGGCGGGCTTCAGCTCGAAGCGGTTCCAGTCGGCCAGCGTGTAGCTGCCGATGTTGATCGTCTTCGGCACCGGATCGAGACGCGGCTGCACGATGGTCAGATTGATGTCGGTGAAATGCGCGCTCGGCCAGAAGGTGTCGATGGCCGCGAGCGCGTAAATCTTGAGCTGGGCGCTGTCGGGCGACACCGGCACGCCCTTGCCGAATTTGAGGTCCACGATGTCGAGTGTGGTCTTGCGCAGCGAGATGCAGTCGGCGGTGCCCCACACCTGACCGCCGGACCACCCCAGAACGACTTTCTGTTCGAGGTAGGTCTTGGCACCGCGCCGGTCGCGAAGGCTCTCCACGAGGCTGATATAGGGCCGCAGAGCCCGGAGCATGGGGATGCCGACGATGAACTCGGTGCCCTCGACGGAGATTTTTCCCGGCGGAAAGAGATTTCCGCCGAGGATCGTCTCGGCGATCTTGTGCGCGGCGGTGCCTTCCTTGGCGAAACGGGAGGAGGGCCGCTCACGGCCCTCCGCCTTGGTGATCGAGGCCGGGCAGTTCATCCACATCGCTGCGGAGCTGGGGCTGGCAGCGGCGTGCATCAGATTTTGGTCCTCAGGCCAAGCCTCTCGGTCACCCGGTTGAACTCGCTCACCGTCGCTTCGGCGAGGTCGATGCCGAGTTCCATGGCGAGCAGATCGAGACAGGTCATCACGCCGCCGATCTCACCCGCCAAATCCTCGCGGCTGGCTCGTCTGCCGCCCCAGCCAAGCCGCTCGCGCTCGATTTTCTTGATGACGTTGAGCAGCTCGCCGACTTCGCCGGCAAGCTCGGTCGTGCGAAACAGGACCGGCAGCTTCTCGCCGCTGGTCTTGGCCCGGTACTCCATGTCACGCTGGAAATTGGCTGCGCGCAGCCGCGTCAGGAAGTCAGTCATCAGGCTTTCCCCTTCGCTTCGGCCTGACCCTCGAACCGCGCGACGATCTCCTTCAGCGCCACGATGATGTCCTTGCGGTTGGCGTTGCTGACGTAGTTCGTGCGGGCTCCCTCCGGCCCGCCGAACGGAAAGACCAGCAGCACGAAGCCGTTCTTTCCCGGTCGTTCATCCCCGTTGAGGGTTTCATCGAGGGCCATAGCCATCCCTTGCAGCAGATCGGTGGTCTGCTTCATGCCGCGCTTCATCACTTCCTCTTTCCGGCCAGAGCCTCGCTCACGCGCCCGGCGGTGACGCCGAACTGCACCGCGATCTCCTGATAGGTCTGATCGGGAAACATGATCGCGTACTGGCGCAGCTGATCACGCAGGGCCTTATCGACGTGCCGCGCCTTGGCGGGTGCCTGCCGGACGCGCGGTCGCCGGTAAATCTCCACGACAAGGACGCGGAGCTGCTTGGCGATGTCGGCGCGCGACAGCGACAGCGACGGCGTCGTCGGGTTCTCCAGCAGTGCCGCCATCGCCTTAAGGCGATCCTGAACGTCCGGCAGCCGCATGTCAGGCCGCCTTTCCGAGGAAGTCGCGGATCGCCGGGAAGTGTTTAGCGTCGATCTCGGGGATCGACTTCGCGCCGTCGCCGAACTTGTCGAGGATCGCCCGGACCTGCTTCACCTGCCCGCTGACGAACAGGTCGCGGAGCTTCGGCAGCACCTCGTCCTTCACCTTCTGCGCCGCGACGGGATCGATCTCGGTCGTATCGCCGAAAATGTCGGCGTCTTCGGAGGGAGCTTCCGTTGCGGCCCCGTTACCGTCGGCTTTTGCAGGAGCCCTCTTATCATCGGAGGGCTCCGCAGGGCTCTGGGGCTCCGGCTTCGTCCGGCGGTGCGCTCGCCGAGGCTTCGAGGGAGGGCTAACCTGTTGTTCTGGCTCGGTTTTCTCCTCCGGCTGGGCGACTTTTTCCCCGTTATCCACAGGCTGTGCATGAATTGACGGATCAATTCCGGGGATTTTTTCCGCCAGTGTTTCCTTGATGGTCTCCACCAAGGTGTCCCTGACGAGGGCGGCCCCGAGCAGGATGTGGAGCTGCTTGCGGAGGTCTTCCGCGTCTTCGGCTTCAATGACGAGCTGGATGGACATTCTGGTTTTCCTTGTTGTCAGTTGAACAGATTATCGAAGTCGCGCGCCTTGCGGGCGACTATCGACTGGATGCGGTCGTCAATGGTCTGGTGTGCGGTCAGCAGGCGAGCGACGACCGCCCCGCGCTGTCCGATGCGGTGGATGCGGGACGCGGCCTGCACGTTGTCCTGCGCCGAGTAGCTGCTCTCGACGAAGATCACGTCGGTGCAGTCGCATTGCGGGCCGACCAGCGTGAGCATGGTCCCGGCAGCCTGAAGATTGCCGATAAAGACCTTGCACTTGGGATCGGTCAGAAACCTGTTGACAGCAGCCGCCCTCTCGGTGGGTGTCGAGGCCCCGGTGATTTGCACGGGCCCCCAATCTGGGAGCCCCATGTAGAGCCCCTCGACCACCAGCTTGTGGTGGGCGAAGACGACGAGCTTACGCCCGTGGGGCAAATTCGTAAGGAAATCCTCGATGTACTCGGTCGCCGGCACGAGCTTGGCGACACCGAGCTGATGCCGGACACGCATCACATGCTCGTCACCCAATCGGGCGTTGAGATAGCGCAGAAACTCGTCATCGTTGAGGATGCCGGGGATCGACAGCGCCGAGATCGCCGAGGTGTCCACGCCGAGCGGCACCACGTCCCAGCGGATCGGCGGCAAGTCCTTGAGGACTTCAGACTTTTTGACCCGCAGCATGAAGCCCTTCATCTTGGCCCGGAGGTCGGGGAGGTTCTTGGAGCCCTCGATCACCCGCACGGGAGCGCCGCCGAACTTTCGCTGATGATCGAATTTCTTCATCCTGACGACGCAGTAGGTGTCCTCGAACTGCCACTGCTGCATGACCTGCCCGGCACCGGACTGGAGCGCCTGCGGCCACAGCTTGTGGAGGATGGTGTAAAGCTCGCCGGCATGGTTAGGTGCCGGCGTTCCAGAGAGCGGCAGGACGTATCCAAGCTTGTTGAACATCACGTCCAGCACAGCTTGGGTACGCTTCGCCCCGGCGTTCTTGAGCGCCGCCGCCTCGTCGAGGATGGTGAAGTCGAACGGCTTGCCGAGCGCCACCGCCTTGGTGAAGGGAGAGCCTTTCTTGGACAGGAGCCCGTAGGTCAGCACCACCACCCCGTCCTGCTGGAGCATCCCGAGGTCACCGGGACCTTTGATGACGTGGACCGGGTATTTGGTCCAGAGCCCCACCTCGCGCTCCCAGACGTAGCGCCCGGACGCAGGAGAGATCACGAGGATGCGCAGCGCCATGCGCCCCTGCGCCGCCTCCAGCGCGGTGCGGCTCTTGCCGAGCCCCGGATCGAAGCCGAGGTAGACCTGCTTGCCGAACGCGACATCCTTGATCGCGCTGAGCTGGTGCGGATAGAGGGGCTCAGTCATTGCCGTGCGTCTTCCTGACGTGATTGTCCCGCCATATCTCAAGGTGCTGGATGCGGTAGTGCTGCACCACCAGCGTGAAGCCGATGGCAGCGAAGCAGATCGAGTAGAGAGCGGTCATCATGGAGCCTTCCTCCGGCGCAGCGCCAACAGGGCGACAGGGATCAAGAAGACCAGCAGCGCGACCGCCCCGAAGCCTTCGTTCGAGGGTCTCGGCATCGGCACCGGAATGCCCGGTGCCGGCGTGCCCTTCAGCGGCTGAACCTCATCGTCGTCGGCGATCAGCGCCATCGTGACGAGCGCCCTGCGGCTGAAGCGTCTGCTGTTGCGGCGTCGCCTGCTCATTGCGGCTTCCTCCGCTTGGCGAGGACGTAGCCATTGCAGTTCGTCACCTTCTCCCATCCACCCGGCAGGTCGAGCAGGCCGTCGATGGTGATCTCCAGCCGCTGGATGCGGTAGTGCTGCACCACCAACGTGAAGCCGATGGCCCCGAAAAAGAGCGAGTAGAGCAGGGTGATCATTTCGAGGCTCCTTTGCCGACTACCGGCTTCAGCTTGTGCATGAGTTTCAGAGCCTTGATGCCGGGCTCCTCGATGTCGGCAAGGCCATGCTCGCGAGCCTCCGCGCCGGAGCCGAACACCGGCACGTCGGTCTCGTATTCGTAGACCTCGTCGGCCAGCCGATCATTGAACTGGAGGAAGCGCAGCGCCAGCAGGCCCGTGGGCCCTTCAAGGCCATGGCAAGCCACCCAGCCGGCGCATAGGTTTCCATCCCGTTGATGACAGTCAAAGCGGGCCGGCGGCTGAAGCGGCGTGATCTCGTCGTATGCGACCAGCTTGTCATATTCGTGCTTCTCCCAGACCCCGGAAGGAACGTCCTTGCGGTAGGGGCAGGAGCCGCACGGGCGCTTGGCGACAGTGAGTTTACTGGTCATGCCGGCACCAGCGGCAGGAAGGTGTTGGCTGGCTCGCCGTCCTGACACTTCGGGCAGCGCCGCTCGTGTACGTCGCAGGTCTGCGCGAGATAGCCATTGCCGCACGGATGGCAGCGCATGAATGCCAGTCTGGCGTTGGGGTGCTGCGCCGACGGCAGCTTGGTCGCGAAGACCATCTCCTGCCGGTTGGGGTTCTTGGTGGTCATCGATTGTCTCCGGTTGCGATGTACCAGTCGAGCATCAGCAGAGCCTCCGCCCGACCATGATGTTTCTTGAGATGGAGCCCCTGCACCGTGGGATGGCGCTGGATCGCCAGAGCCCTCGACCGTTCCTTGACGGTGCCGACCAGCTTGAAGTGCTTTTTCCACGTCTGCGGCGCGACGTAGACGACGGACACGCCGGCCCCGGCCAGCACGCCCTCGACAATGCCGATGCTCCTGCCGAACTTGAACGTGGAGACGATGCCCTGCTTGGGCATGGCTCCGACGCGCTCGATCACGGCGAGCCGGCAGGCCGACAGGCTGACGATGCCGGCGAAGGCGGCGGCGTTGACCTGCCCGTCCACGACCGGAAGGTCATTCACAAAGAAATCGCCCATGTCGTTGCGGCCGGCGTAGGCTCCCGAGACGGAGCCCGGATCGATGGCGATGATCACGGCATCACCCCGGTTTCTTCGGCGACGAGGATCAGCAGCTTCATCTTGTCGGCATCGTCCAGCTCCGCGAGGAACAGGTCGCGCTCCTCGCCCGGCTCGGTGTCGAGAAACAGCTCCAGCAGCACCAGAGCCTCAAGATCGTAGTCAGCTTGAATGATCATGGTCCGGTCCTTTGATCTCGTAATGGTCGCGGTGTCTGAGGTGGCGCACCAGCTCGCCGATGCGGGCCTCGCGGACCCAGACGACCTTGCCCGAGGCGAGGTGGCGCTGGTGCCCACGGCGCAGGTGAGCGATGGGCGAGGCTCTGGTGCCGTCTCCGGGCCCGTGCGAGCCCGCTGAGTGGGGTGAGAGCCGGGTGGTGTAGTCGAGCGCGGCGCGCTGCGAAACGTGCCAGTAGTCGCCGTAGGGCGTCTTGCCGGCCTTCTGGCGGGCCTTGTTCAGTTTCGGCGGAGCCTCGACGCGCTCCAGCAGCAGCCGCTGGTCACATATGAGCAGCAACGCCGCGAGGCAGACCTTGCGGATCGATGCTGGCGCATCGTCCGGCTCCATGCGCCAGTTCACGCGATCCTGCGCGTTGGCCATGAAGGCGGGCGTCCAGTCGGCTTGGTCGCCTTCGGTGCGGACGGTGAAGCCGACCACCCACTCCCTGATGAAGACGAGGCACGCGCCGAGGCGGAGCCCGGCAGAGGGCTCCAGCGTCAGGGCGACGACGGTGCGCTCGAACGGCGGGTTCAGCACGCCCTCCTCGTAGGCGGCTTCAGCGAGGTCGTAGATTTCCGGGTGGCGGTCGTCGAGCAAGAGGCTCAGATCGAACAGCTTGCCGGCGGCGGCGCATTTGCGCGCCTCCCTGACGACGAGGTCCGCACCCTCCATCATCGTCCTGAAATCGCCACCGAACTGGCGGTCCGGCGAGAGCGCGTGGTTCCTGAGGTGCAGGGCCTTGCGGACCTCGCCCGAGGAGCGGGCCAGCGTGCCCATGTAGTTCTGGATGATGATGCGGAGTTCAGGACTGAGGTCGGTCACTGAACCCTCCTGTCGCGCAAAGCCTTAGCGTCACTCATCTTCACGACCCTAGCGAATAGCTCTTGCTGTTCGAGCGTCAGAGCGTCGTAGAGGTCAAAGAGTTCGCCCAATTTGATGCGGAAAGCCTCAAGCCTCTCAGCCTCAGTCATCTCGCTGATCGACTTCATTGCAGACCTCCTGCATCGTCGATGCTCGCTGCTCGCATCGTCTCGAAAATCACGTTGAGGGCTTCGGTATCACCTCTGTCGAGAAGCAACCCCGCCGCACGAAGCTCGTCGCCGTCGCACTCCTCGAAAGCAGCAACCATCCGCTCTTGGATTGCTTCCAGCTGCTCCTCAGTCCACTTCACGAGCAATCGAGCCCGGATCAGATCGTCGGTCATGGCTGCCTCCGGCGGGCCATGAAGCCCAAGCGTGGAGCCCCCTCGATCTCCCAGCCCTGCTCGCGGAGCTTGGCGAAGTGCTTGTAGATGGTCTGTCGAGTGCAGGAGAGGCTCTCTCCCAGCTCGCGGGCCGTGAACGGCTGCGTGCCGCGAGCTGAGACGAGGTTCTCCACTGCGTCAGGTGCGATCCTGTTGCTGCGGTAGGGTCTTGGCATTGTCGTTTCTCCGGGTAATGCGCAGGTCTTCGATCCTGTTGATCAGTCGCGCGTCGAGCGCCATCTGGAGCATCACCGGCACCCACATCGCGGGGATCGAGCCGCGAGCGCGCCAGTTCCAGATCGTCGAGAGAGGCAGGCGCGGGTATCCCCGTCTGAACGCCTCGTCCGACACCTGCTGCGCCGAGCCGAGCCCTTCGAGAAGGCTCTCCCAGCGCCACTCAGGCGGGTTCTTGTATTCGGGGTGTCTGGGCATCAGGCTCCTTCCTGTTACATTGCCTCTTGCTGCATGAGCCGCACCAGAGCCTTGTCGGGCGTCTGGTAGAGTTCCTTGCAGGAGCTGCCGTAGCGGACCAAGGCGGACGCGATGTTGGTGCAGCTATCGCTGACCAGTTCCTTCATCTCGTCAGTTGCCAGCATGGCGCGCGAGTTCATGGCGTCGTCGGTCATGCCGAGGCTGGCACCGATCTCCCAAGCCTTGCCGAGGATTTCGAGCCCGGCCTTGTTGTAGTTGGCCGCCAACTTCTTGGCGTCAGGCTT